AGTGACATACATTACACAACTATTTTATGGGCACCATATTTAGCATATTGTGAAGCAATGCCTGAAAAGAAACAAACGTCAGCACTGCTCAGTGGTAAATATATCACTGCCTTTTCGATGAAAGTTGCATTAAGTGCGTTCATTGTGGTTGCTTATTACTTGTTGCACAGTTATTCTCATTTTATTTATAAACCACAGCCGTATTATTGGTTTGTTAGAACAAATTATTATACGAGTATGTTTACGACACCGTGGCCTGTCGTAACCACATATACACAATTGTTTGTGCAAAGCATTGTGTATTTCTATTTTTATAGCATTGCGATTGGTGAACATTTTATCAATGAATTAGCAAGTTATGTGTCTATTAATAGAGATTATGTGGATTGTTATTTGCACCCCGCCTATACACATCACCCCTTTTATGTTTGTTATCCAAATGTGATTGATTATTTCGTTAATGGCAAGTTCAAAACCTTAAATACTATTATCAATTATGTTAATTGGATTAATTACACCAATATACAAATAGGTTTGAACTTTGTCCTATGTTGTGCGATGTTGTTTGTTATAAGGTTGCGGCATAAATTATTATTGACAACCATTATTGAACAACTTTTCTTTAATATTTGTTTTTATTTCGCACCTTTTATTGCTGTATGGATCCAATTTGGAGTCATGACTTACGAAGCGATGTATAATGAAACATATTATCATGCATTTCTCCATCTGTTATTGATTAATCCATACACGCCCTTCTTTAACCTCTTTCTACATGTCGTTTTGAATGCCATTGGTTTTAACTTAGATGTTTACTATGTTTATCATAATAGTAATTGTTATTTGGCGAAACCGAAAGAGTTTAAACTGAAATCAAGTGTGGTTGATTTGGGAACAAGAGACAAAAAATTAGGCAAAGATGAACTGACCAGACCAGTTCAATCCTGTATTGGGTTAAATACAGGAAATTATCGACCCGTCGTATATGCACCCAACAAGCATAATGAGCTGCAAGCCATAAACGCACGAGTTATTACCAAAACGTTACCTGTTGATGAAAAATTAATGGATGACTTCGTAGCATTTGTTAAAGAAAACTACACAACATTATTTGATAAAAATAAAGTTGAACCTGTTGATTTTGAAACATATTTAAAGAATTCAAATGCTACACGAAGCGTCAAAGAAATTTTACGTAAAACAAATGAAGAACTTACGAAACAGGGTATAACGAGCACATCAAGACTTACAAAAAAACAATTGTCTAAATGGACAATGCGTAAAGCGTTTTGTAAAGTTGAAAATCTTCCGTTGCGTACACCACGTGGACGAAAGCATAAAGCACCCCGATTAATACAAGGCGCAGCACCTGAATTTATCTGCCTAGTGGGACCGAGTATGCAATCTATCCAAAAACAAATCAAAAGAATTTGGCATAAAAATAATCCACTTGTTTTTTGCAGTGGTTTGACTCAGAAGGAGGCAGCCGAATGTATTAGTGATGAGGAATGGGAGCATTTGGAAGATGATGTTGCTAAATGGGATGCATCAGTTCATGCAAAACTGATGGCATTGGAAATTTGGTTAACAAAAAAATTATTGAGAGGCCAACATATCGCTGTTGAACAGTTAATGGAGAAAAATATTAAAACGAGAGGTATAACCAGCAATGGTTATTTTTATACGTGTCCGGATGGTAGGAAATCTGGTGATCCATTTACAAGTCTCTATAATTCCGTATTAAACGGTTTAATCCACTTTTATATTTATTATGTACATGTTTGTAAGAATGAGGGTAAAACAGTTAAACAAGCGCTCAAAGAAATAAAAATGATTTTACAAGGTGATGATAATGTGTTAGCGCATGTACGGAAAAATTACAAAATTGATTGGAAAGGATTCATGTCGAGGTTCGGTTTTGATGCTGAAGCTAATAAAAAAGATTTAATTGACATTGAATTCTGTTCAAACAATTTGTATTATACAAGTGAGGGTTTAATTTTTGGACCTAAACCAGGCAAAGTGCTGTCGAAAATAGGGTATTTCGTACAACCACCAAACATTGATGAGAAAATCTTGATGAGAGGTGTTGCTTTAGGTTTGAAAACAACTTGTAATTTTATACCACCTATTAATGCGTATTTAGATAGAATATTAGAATTGACGCAAGGGGTACAAGCAACAGCCGATCGTATTGATGAGTGGAAACTTCGGGGAACATTCGCCGAAGCTAATACTAAAACTTATATAACGTTAATTAACAAATACGGTTGGGATTTCGATCAACAGGTGCGGTGGGAGCAACAACTCAGCACCTGGCAGTTTGGGCAACCAATCGAGAATGTTGCATTACAATACATGATGGACTGCGATACAAGTGGTCATCGTGTGTATGGTTAAAACCATACAAGGCTGTCGTGAGCCAAAGAACGACACATATCTTAACACTTGCATGTGGTGTTATGGTATTTATAAACATTGCAAAACAAAATTTGGTCGTGCTAATACGCGTAATTAGAATAAAAAATATAGCTTATAATTGGTTTAGCATCCAAAACACAAAAATGAAGAAAAATTTAAATTTAAAACAAAAGAAAATAACAAAGCA